GAAGATGCGGCAGGAGTGGGCAAAATTGCTGGAAAAGGGCAAGAAAACGACCCACGATACAAAACCAGTCTAACAGTGGATGTACATCCTGACACCGTAGCTAAAGAAATTGCGGCATTTTTTCCCACCAAGCCTCCCAAAACAGGCCAGCACCATATAAAAGAAACTGATATGAAGAAAATTAACGAAGTCAACCCACACGATTACGACAGCGACGAAGACTATTACGCCGCATTAAGACGCAAGCCCCGAGCTGCCAGTGATGATTATGATCCTCCTGAACCAGCACCCAGCGCCGAGGACGACTTCTACGACAAACAGGCTCGAGATCGTGAGCGACACAAACAACAGGTGCAAACCACATATTCAGACCATGAAGGTGTTGCACCCAACAATGAAAAATACAACGGCATCTATACAATCAAAGCTGTAGACAAAGCCACAGGCGAAAACGAACTGTACAAGTGGAAAAACTTTCATCACGGCGCTAAAAAAGTAGTAGACATCAAACAAGTGGAATCCAAAATGCCTGGAGGCCCTGTTGAGCTTACTGTGTACTATGTGGACAATCACAAGTATGGTATGTGGACACCCTGGAAGGCGGAGGAAAGTCGAGATCCAGATCATCGTTTTTCCAATGAAGTGGATGGTGTAGATGCCAGAGTGAAACAGATGGCAATACATCGTGCCCGTGACATGGAAGAAGGCACAGGGGAAGAATTTGAATTAGCAGGCGTGGGCGTAGCATACGAACTGGGCCGTCGAGCATACAAACAAGGCCAGACTATTAAAGATAATCCGTACAGTGCTACACGAGAAGCTCGCAAATATGACGAGTGGGAAAAAGGTCTTGAGCGTGGCAAATGGGACGCAATTGAAGCTAGACGATTCCGCCACAGTGTGGGAGAGCAAGGTGTGGCGGAAGACTATAATCCCGAATACGATGACGAAGCAGGTATGGCAGACAACAACCTAGAAACTCTAGAACGTGCTGTAGACGGAATTGATGAGCTAATCAATGCAGGTGATAACTTGCCCGAATGGTGCCAAGAAAAGATTGCAGTAGCTAAATCAATGTTGGTCACTGTGTGGGACTACATGAAGAGTGAAGAAAACCGTGGCATGTCAGAGACATCAGACCAACCCACCATGCGCCGTGTTGCACATGAAAAACTAAGTGGCAATGGCGAAATGGTCAAGGTAGTAACCTACGAAGTACTCAACAGCAAGGGCGTAACAGTTAAAACAGGCATGAGCCGCGAGACAGCAGCCAGCCTAGTAAAGCATTTGAAACAACAAGGAAAATAATTATGAGAGAATCAGATATGATGCCCATGGCATTCCAACGTGGCCAGAGAGTTTTTGCACGAAGCACATTCGGTGAAATCTCTGGTACTGTACAACGTGTGGAAGGCGACAAGGTATTCATCGTTAAAGACGATGGTGAAATGGATGTGTACCGAGCAGGCGAGTTGCGAGCAGACTCTGAAGGTCATGCTGGCGCCATGGCTGGTAACATGCGTGACATCAAGCAGGGCATCAAGGGCTTCTTTACTGGTAAAGAAAGCGTGGAAGAAGAATTCAACCCCACTGACTCAGTCAGCATGGATGTGCCACTGATGATCCGTATCATGGAATACGCTCGTGAAGATGCCAAGACTGACATGGCACTACATGATGTTGCTGAGAACCTGATTCGCCTAAGCAATGAAGGCCGCACACTGACAATGGATGACTATGATGCCATCGTAGGTTCAGTTGAACAGGATCGCCCTGTAGGACAAGAAGGCATGACTGAGACTGCTTTACAAGGTAAAGAAGATCTTGAAGCCAAACGCCAAGCACTACAAGATTTAGAACGCGAGCCAGGTGCTGACCAAGAAGCTATTCGCCAGCGTAAACTGGACTTGGAACGAGAAGCTCGTGCTCAAGGTGTGGCGGAAGGCTCATTGGCAGAAAAAATAAATCCTAAAACTCTGACCCGCGGGTTCCGTCAAGAAAAAGATATGGGCTGGTATACATTACAGGCTGTTGGTGATTTTGCAAGTCGCATGGCCGACGAACCGCCAACTATGGAAATTTACGCAATGTTAAAACCAGAGGCTGGCAAGCGTGACGGAAAGCAGATAGGACAATTAAGTCTTAAAATAGCGCAGGGCATGTTTCTCAAAGATAATCCAGGAGCAGAAGCATTAGTAGCAGGTGGAGTTGATGTTGATCCTGCATATCAACGCAAGGGTGTGGCGTCGGCAATGTATGCATTTGCCAAAGAATTAGGTAACGATGTTATAGCTAGTGTCGACCAATCAGACGATGCTAAAGCTATGTGGGCAGGCATGCGAGCAAAAGGTGTGGCGGAAGGCTTAGATGATAATCCAGTAGCAAGTGCTATTACTCGTCGTATCATGTTACAGCGAACAGACCTGTTAGCTAAACACGGTCCACAGAAGGTAGTGGCAGCAATTGACGAAGTTGCTGACTTTGTGGGAGATGTGGATGAAATTGGAAGCAGTGATGTATCAGGTTGGGTCAAACATGTAGAACAAATGCTGGGTAACATGAACGAACAAGGTGTAGCAGAAGTTGCTCCTAAAGGTTGGGAAGGCACAGTTAAAGCCATGAAGAAACATGGTGAAGTTGACAACCCATACGCACTAACCAACTATATGAAAAACAAAGGCTATCACAGTCACAAAACCAAGTCTGGTAAAGACAAACGTGAGAGTGCAGAGCCAGCACCATTCATCAAACGTGTTGCTGAAGGCCGTAAGGTCACATACAGTGTACACAATGCCCTGGGCGAGTGTGTACTAGATGGTCTGAGCCGTGACGCGGCAGCACTAAAATTGCAGGACCTGCGCGAAGGTAAATAAAACATGCGTAAGTTTATGACCATAGTAGAGGCGGCAGGCAAGAATTGTCCTGTTGCCACTCACGACATCAGTGTTAACATTAAGAATAGACAAGTGGCTATTGATGAGTACCACTATGGTCCTGCCAATCCTGAGAAACCTGGCAAGTATTGGAAAGATGCAGCCAAGCGTTGGCGTACAGACGAAGATATCGTCAAAACCATGCTATGTGAGAATTGCGGAGCATTTGATGTCAGCGATGACATGCGAGAGTGTATTGAGGATGGCATCCGTGGAGATGACAAACCAATAGCAGATGCTAGAGCACCCATAGACCTGGCAGACCTGGGCTACTGTACATTTTTAAAATTCAAATGTGCAGGTACCCGAACCTGTAGCGCCTGGATCACTGGAGGTCCTATTGTCAAATAACAGTGTTGAATCCTACATGGATGACTATGAATCATACGCACGTTATCAGCAGAAGTGCAAATGCTGGTGTACCCGACACTGCGGGTTCAGTTGTATGACTGATGGATGTGATTGCAATGAGTGCCAATGCGTCACATGCGAAGATGCAACCCTCGCTAACCCTAACCCCAAATAAATTTAATTCCAACGGCTACTGGTCTCGACCCATCGACAAGATGTTGTATATACCAATAGCTGAAGACCTTTCACTATTTGATCAGAACGGTTATGATCTAACTGTACTGGAACAGAGGTATGCCAACAGCAATCATCAGCCGGGTGACGAACATCGTTATCGTGTAGCAGTCAAACAACCCTGGTTTACACAAGAGCAGGGTGTTATTGAAGGCGCAATACTAAATCACAGTCTGTTATTTGAACGTAAAGCATATTCGGGTGCCGCACTGGACCAGTTGACCTACTGGGCCAAGAGTCTACCCATAGTACACAAAGTGATTGCCATGCGACCCAAATGGGGTCTGGACTTCAGCATGGACTATGTGGACCGTGTGGGTAATGCTTTTGAAGTGTTACACTGGGAATATGATGGCTTTGACTATCAGGAAATACAAAGTGTAAAAGAAATGATCGAGCCAGTATTATTAAATATTGATTGGGACGATGCTGCCAAGACACTGTTACATAAAAAATCACAATGGCACCACTTGGACTTCTTTGAACAGAGTGCTTGGAAATGTGACTTTTTTGGAATAAAAAATGAGCGTTTTAAAATGGTTTTGTGGGAATAAGTATTGACTTACACATCAAGTAGACACTATACTCACGCATCTATAGGAGATTTTCAATGTCAGCAAGAATGTTCGGCTCAGCCGAAAAAGCAAAACTAACACAACTTATCAATGAAGGCATGACAGTGCTTCAGGAAATTGAAGACCTGAACGGTGGCTTAAATGACACAGTCAAAGCCATTGCAGAAGAACTGGAAATTAAACCCAGTGTCCTCAAGAAGGCCATTAAACTGGCACAAAAATCTAAAGTGACTGAGACCAACAAGGAACACGAACTGTTGAACGACATTTTGGAAACAGTGGGCAAGACACTTTGACACCAAGTTTTGCAGCCTGGCGCAGTAGCGTCTGGACGTATGTCAAGGCAGACTTTCACGAATACCCTCTGAGATTCTGCCTTGAGATGGTGGGTTGGGCCATCAGTATTGGTTGTAGTTTAACCTACGCCATAACTGTGCCTGACTTGCCATTCATTCCCTTGTACTGTGCGTTCATTACCGGTTGTGCAATCATGGCCTGGTGTGCATGGACACGTGGTAGTTTTGGTATCCTGGGTAACTATCTGATACTAAGTATTATTGACAGCGCAGGATTAATCAAGTTAATATTGCAACGATATTATTGATTGGAGTCGTCCACCTTACGGACATGAATCATGGTTTGCCGGCCAAAAGCGGTGGAGGAAAAATATGAGTTATGTAGACGCTCTCTATGAGCGCAATCGAGATAGAATCCATGTGGTAGAACGAGTAGACGGAGAACGAGTCTACAAAGAGTATCCAGCCAATTACATCTTTTATTATGATGATCCCCGCGGCAAACACCGCACCATTTACAACACACCAGTAAGTCGATTCAGCACACGCAACAGCAAAGAGTTCCATAAAGAACTACGAGTCAACAGTGACAAACGCATCTGGGAGTCGGATGTGAACCCAGTGTTCCGCACACTGAGCGAGCATTACCTGAATGCAGAGCCACCCAAACTAAATGTAGGGTTTCTGGACATTGAGGTGGACTTTGACCCAGTGCGTGGATACAGCAAACCTGAAGATCCATTCAACAAAATCACAGCCATCACAGTCTACCTCAACTGGCTGGACAAACTGGTTACTCTGGCACTGCCGCCCAAAACTCTCAGCTGGGAATCAGCACAAGACATTGCCAACAAGTTCACAGACACCTATCTGTTTGATAACGAAGCAGACATGCTGGATGCGTTCTTAAATCTGATTGATGACTGTGATGTACTCAGCGGCTGGAACAGTGAGGGATATGATATTCCTTATATCGTGGGACGCATCACTCGTGTACTAAGCAAAGACGACACACGACGACTGTGTCTGTGGGGGCAATATCCCAAGCAACGTGAGTTTGAGCGTTTTGGCGCCAGCAATGTGGCATATGATCTCATTGGCCGTGTACACATGGACTATATGCAGTTGTACATCAAATACAACTACGAAGAACGTCACAGCTACAGCCTGGATGCCATTGGCGAATACGAAGAAGTGGGCAACAAGGTGCCGTACGAAGGCACACTGGACCAGTTGTACAACATGGACTTTGAAAAGTTCATCGACTACAACAGGCAGGACACTGCACTGGTTAACAAACTGGATCGCAAGCTGAAGTTCCTGGATCTGGCTTGTACTATTGCACACGAAAACACAGTGCTGTTGCAGACCACAATGGGTGCTGTGGCCACCACAGAGCAGGCTATTATCAATCAGGCACATGGTCTGGGATTGATTGTGCCCAACAAAAAGAAATACGACAACAGTGAAGACCTTCAGGCTGCTGGTGCGTATGTGGCTTTTCCCAAACGTGGCATGCACGACTGGATTGGTGCCATTGACATCAACTCACTGTACCCGTCTGCCATTCGTGCGCTGAACATGGGACCTGAGACTATTGTGGGCCAGTTGCGTCCCATTGCCACAGACAAATACATTTCAGAAAAGATGGCCTCCAACGGTGGCAAGTTTGCTGAAGCCTGGGAAGGTTTGTTTGGCACTCTAGAATACACTAGTGTGATGAACGGCGAGATTGGCACAGAGATCACCATTGACTGGGAGACAGACAAGACCAGCACAGTACACAGTGCCAAAGAGATCTGGAAGATGGTGTTTGACAGCAACAACCCCTGGATCCTGTCAGCTAACGGCACTATCTTTACCTATGAACGTGAAGGTGTTATTCCTGGTCTATTAGCACGTTGGTACAAAGAGCGTAAGGAGATGCAGGCCAAACTCAAGACTGCCACCACTCCTGAAGAACAGGAGTACTGGGACAAGCGCCAGCTGGTCAAGAAGATTAACCTCAACAGTCTGTATGGCGCTATCTTGAACGCTGGTTGTAGATTCTTTGACAAACGCATTGGGCAGTCCACTACGCTGAGTGGCCGCACTATTGCTAAACATATGGATGCGTATGTGAACGAATGTATTACAGGCAAGTATGAACACGATGGTGATGCTATCGTGTATGGTGATACTGACTCCTGCTACTTTAGTGCCTGGCCAGTGGTCAAAGCAGATGTGGAAGCAGGGCGTATGGAGTGGAGCAAAGACACCTGTATTGCATTGTATGACAACATTGCTGATCAGGTTAACGAAAGTTTTCCCAGCTTTATGGAACGAGCGTTCCACAGTCCAAGACGCATGGGTGAAATCCTCAAAGGCGGGCGTGAACTGGTGGCCAGCAAAGGCCTGTTTATCAAGAAGAAACGTTATGCTGTGCTGATTATTGACAAAGAAGGCAAACGCCAGGACACTGGTGGCAAACCTGGCAAGGTAAAAGCCATGGGCCTGGACTTGAAGCGCAGTGATACACCCAAAGTTGTGCAAACGTTCTTGAGCGAGATTCTGTTGGATGTGCTAACTGGTTGCGAAAAAGAGCATGTGTACGAAAAAGTTAAAGAGTTCAAACTGCTGTTTACTGAGCGTCCTGCATGGGAGAAGGGCACACCCAAGCGTGTGAACAATCTGACCAAGTTCACAGCCGCAGAAGAAAAACAAGGCAAGGCCAATATGCCAGGACACGTTCGTGCCGCGATGAACTGGAACAACCTCAAGCGTATGCACAGTGACAACTACAGCATGAGTATCATTGATGGTATGAAAACCATCGTGTGCAAGCTGAAGGACAATCCGCTGGGTTATACTAGTGTGGGCTATCCAGTAGATGAGTCACATCTACCTGCCTGGTTTAGGGAACTGCCATTTGCTGATGACGAAATGGAGACAGCAATCGTGGATCAGAAGGTGGAAAACCTATTGGGTGTGCTGAACTGGAGTGTGGCAGAGCACACACAAATCAACAGCACATTTGACAACCTTTTCTCATTCGAATGAAACTAAGCGAACTATTACTAATAAGAGAACAGTTGCAGGCTGCGCCGCTGGATAGTATCCTCAAGGCGGCCAACCTCAACTGGGAATACTTCAGTAACTTCCCCACCGACCATGTACAAGATCAAGGGTTGGCCGCCCTTGAAAAGATTATCAAGTTAGTGGGAGAGACACAGACCCATCTGGATCAGTACAAACTGGAACTGGACAAGGATATCGAAACCTGGCAAAACAAATACTTCTATCCTGACTTTGTTAGTGATGAAGGCGGCTGGCGTGTGAGCCCTGATCACTTTTTTCCCATGGTGGAGGAAGAGCGTAAACATCGTATTCTGGAAATAACTGACAACACTGCCACCGCAGTACGTGGTGCCATTGCCAAATACAGTGCTTGGGAATATCCCACACTGGAATTGGGATCAGGCATGTCACAGTTTACCAAAGATCTGGTGGGCAGTGATCCACTCTATATTACCGATTGTTTGCCTGAGTTACTGGATGAGGCAGTGGCACAATTTAATCCTGTATATCAGAAACGAGTTAGACCCTATCTAATTGATTACCGTCTACAGGACTACAGCAAACTACCAGAAGGACAGTTCAGTTTTATATTTGCCTGGAACGTCCTAAACTATTACACCATGCCTAAAATCATTCGCCTGTTGCCCAAACTGGAACGTCTGTTAAGGCCTGGTGGTGTATTCATGTTCAGTTACAACAACTCAGACCGTTATTGGGGCGGCAGATATGTGGAACTGGGTAAAGCGAGTAGTGTACCCTACCGCTTGCTGAGTGAACTGGTACAAGACGAAGGCTGGGAGATTATCGAAGCAGTGGATATTGAAACAAATGTCAGCTGGATTGAAATCAAAAGGCCTGGTGTATTGGAAACGGCTAAACTGCATCCGAGTTTAGGTGAAATAATTCCTTAATACACTTGCGCGATCTAAATAAATGCAATATACTTACTTTCAAGGAGAAACTTATGCGTGATTATCTAATGGACATTGTCCAACATACATACGGACTAGGCAACATTGACCTGGTTAAAGTCACTGGCACTGCCGCTGACACGGCTATTGATGCCATTGCTAGCGACCGTAGTGTCATTCTGCAATGCAAAACACATGCACCAGTGGCAGAAATGGTGGGAACATTTGGTATGCCCAACCTGGCAAAACTGAATACAATCTTGAACATTCCTGAGTATCGTGAAGATGCCAAGATCCAGGTCAAGAAGAACAAGGATGGAGATCCTGAAAGCATTCACTTTGAAAACAAAGCTGGTGACTTCAAGAACGACTATCGCTTTATGGCAGCAGAGATTGTCAACGACAAACTGCGCTCAGTCAAGTTCAAAGGCACCACATGGGGTGTGGAAATTGAACCTTCAGTGTTGAGCATTCAGCGTCTGAAATTCCAGTCACAAGCACACAGCGAAGAAGCCGTGTTCAGTGTCAAGACCAACGGCACCAACTTGGAAGTGAACTTTGGTGACCACAGCAGCCACGCAGGTGACTTTGTGTTTGCTACTGACATCGTGGGCAAACTGGCCAAAACCTGGCAGTATCCTATCGCTATCGTAATCAGCATCCTGGGCCTGCCTGGTGACAAGAGTCTCAAGTTGAGTGATGACGGCATCATGCAGATCACAGTGGACTCTGGTCTAGCAGTTTACAACTACCTAATCCCAGCGCAAACAAAATAATGTCTGATCAAAACAACCTTCCTAGAGAAGACTTGACTGTCAAGCAGAAGGATTATTCAATCTTTCTGCCTGCCATCAGCGGGTTCTACAGCACGTATGTGGGCAAGCAACGTCATGAAAAATATGTGGAAGACGATCGTATTCCTGCAGGTTTTGAAAATGGCATTGAGGGTATGAACTTCCTAAATCCTGACAAAGGATATTTCCATTACAAGTGGGGTTTGTACTCTGCAGGACATGCCAACTTGGACACTACACAAAACGATCCACGCGAAGACATGATTCGCAATCGTCATCCTGACAGTTTCATCCTGGGCGACTCGGGTGGATTCCAGATTGGTAAGGGTGTCTGGGAAGGTGACTGGCGTGCTGGCTCAGGCTGTGACAAAGCGCATAAGAAACGCACACAGGTTCTGGACTGGATGGAAAGCTACATGAACTACGGCATGACACTGGATATTCCAGGTTGGGTAGGCCGCACTCCACGTGGGCGTGAAGCAACCAAGATCACCACATACGATGAAGCAGTGGAAGCAACCAAGTTCAACTTTGACTACTGGCTACGTAACCGTCGCGGCAACTGCAAGTTCCTAACTGTTCTGCAAGGCGATAATCACGAACAAGCAGATCAGTGGTACGGTGAAATGAAGAAGTTCTGTGATCCCAAAGTGTATCCTAATGAACACTTTAATGGCTGGGCTATGGGATCGCAAAACAAATGTGACGTGCATCTGGTGCTACGACGTCTGGTTACACTGATCTATGATGGTTTGCTGGAAGAAGGCAAGCAGGACTGGATTCACTATCTGGGTACTAGCAAACTGGAATGGGCCATGATGTTTACTGACATCCAACGTGCCATCCGTAAAAATCACAATGCCAACTTCACAATCAGCTTTGACTGTGCAAGTCCATTCCTGGCCACGGCCAACGGTCAAGTGTATCACGAAAACCGTCTGGAAGATAGAGGCAAGTGGGCTTACAAGATGAGCAAATGTGTGGACGATAAAAAGTATGCACATGACAGCCGTCTGTTCCGTGACGCCGTGGTAAATGACGGTCTGTTTGAAAGTTTCATTGACAGTCCATTCATGCAACGTACACAGATCAGTGATATTTGTCACTATGCTCCTGGCGATCTAAATAAGATTGGCAAGGAAGGGCGCACCAGCTGGGACAGTTTCAGCTATGCTATCCTGATGGGACATAATGTTCATGCACACATTCGCAGTGTACAAGACGGCAATGAGTTGTATGATCAGGGCATTGTGCCGGCAGCTCTAGTACAAGAGAAACATCGTCGTAGATTCTTCCGCGATCTAGTGGACAGTATCTTTAGTGCGCCCAGTTATGGTGCTGCCATGGCAATCGTGGATGATGCACCCAACAGCATCTGGTACATGGATATTGTGGGCAGTAGTGCCAACGGTTATCTAGGCAAGAAATCTCGCAATGCATCTACTATGGCAGAAAAGCATCTGGAGATCGAAGGTGAACCACTGGACAAAGTGGTAAAAGGTAAAAAGACTGCCACACCAGTATTTGTCAGCAGTCTCTGGGAAGGTGACGACCTGGACCTGGTGGATGAACATCCAGAAGATCGTACCATTGATGACTCGGGCATTGATGGATCAGCACTTGAACAACTTGAACAGGATCAACAATGACAACTCAACAAGAGCGAGAAATTATTGAAACTCGCAAACACAATTCCAAGAAAATGATCTGGGTGTCCTTCCAGAAGGAAGGCATCCACCGTTACCCAGCGGCGGCCACTGATCCCAAGTTGGCCACTGGTGATGAATATGATGTCAGTTTCCTGGCATCTCCACATCGTCATATCTTTCACTTTGTTGTAAAAATCGAAGTGTTTCATGACGATCGTGATATCGAGTTTATCCAATTCAAGCGTTGGCTGGAGAACCTTTACAAAGGCGGAACGCTGGTGTTGGATTACAAATCTTGCGAAATGATCAGTGATGACCTGTTCCTACAGATCAGCGCAAGATACCCCAACCGTGCCATTGTCATTAACGTGAGTGAAGATGATGAAAACGGATGTGAGATTGCCTACTAAAAGTTTGACAATCGACTTTTCAACCTGTATTATTAACATAACACAACAACTGGAGAACCTATAATGGCCCAACCCGCATGGCTTAAAAAATATCTACGTCTGAAACCAGAAGTGGAACAAATTTTTAATGACCTGGAGGAATACGAAGTATTCTGTCGTGACTTTGGTCGCGTCTTTGATCAATCCGAAATGTATGAGAACCGCAGTATCAACTGGCAGGATTTCATGAAACACAAATCAGGACGTCATTGCCGCAACGAATGGGGCGAAGAACTCAAGCGTATGCATCGTGCTGCCAATGGCTTTGGTTACAACAACAACCGCAGTCACAATAACAATTATGGCAACAGACGCTATCACTAAGCGCAACTGGGGTCACTATGACGTGATCCGTGACTACCGTGGGTGCAAACTCAAGGAACTGGTAGTTGAGCCTGGCAACAGTCTCAGCTATCAGCGTCATTTCCACAGAGCTGAAATCTGGTATGTCCGTGCAGGATCTGGACAAATACTACTGGATGGCGAGTTGTTGGAATTACCACAGGGCCACACACAGTTTATTCCTGTGGGTGCCTGGCACAAACTTATCAACAACACTGCACTACCTTTGCATATTATTGAGATACAGCATGGTACAGTGTGTGAAGAAGAAGACATCGAACGACAATGACAAAAATTTACATAGTACCTATCGAACCCATCGATCAGAGATATACCAAACAATGGTATGATCAGATCCCCCAACTGCTACGTGGTCGTGCAAACGAACGTGGCTTGGAAGATGTGGTAGTGACTACTGTTGACGGCAAACAAGTGACCAGTGGCACCACCACTGGCGCCTTTCTGGATTTCAGTGCTACCAATATCTATAAAGCAACACAGGCTGAGTTTATCAGTCGACTGTTCCAGGCAGGCAAAATCAAACCCGGCACCAAGTTCCTAGTAACTGATGCCTGGAACTTTGCCATTACTCCTATCAAATATCAGAGCGACCTGCTGGGCATTCCAGTTGAGATCCATGGTATCTGGCATGCAGGCGCTTATGATCCCAGCGACATCCTGGGACTCAAGATGGAGAAGCCCTGGCCCTATCATGCAGAACGCAGTTGGTTTTACAGTTGCGACAAGAGCTATTTTGCCACAATGTTCCACCGTGACATGTTCTTGCGTAACCTGGACATCCCCGAAGCTGACCATCACAGGGCTGTGGTAAGTGGACAACCACATTCTGATGTCATGAAGTATTGTGGCGAGTTTACTGATGTACCCGCACAAAAGCGTGACAAGACAGTCATGTGGCCACATCGTTACAATTCGGACAAGCAACCTGAAATTATCGAAGATCTAATTGCACAGAATCCTGACTTTGAAATTCAGATTACCCAGAAAATGAATCTCAGCAAGGAAGAATATTACCAACAGCTGGGTCGTTCGCGAGCTGTGTTCAGTTGCAGTCTACATGAGAATCTGGGCATCAGCATGATGGAAGGCTGTATTGCTGGCGCTATTCCAATCGTACCAGATCGTTGTAGCTATCGTGAAATGTATTTGCCCGAGTTCAAATACCCTACAGAGTGGACCAAAGACTTCGAATCCTATCTGGCCAATCGTGACAAACTGATGAAGTTTATTAACGATCGAGTTCAGAATCACAGTCTGTATGCCGCTGCCATGCGTGAGCAACGAGAGATTTTGCGATCTGAGTTCCTAAATGCCAACGTGATGTTTGACAGCGTGTTGGGCATCAAGTAAACTAGCACATTAGGAGAAACAATGACAGATAAAGAAACAGCATTAGACGCAATGGCCGGTGACGGTGGGTATCGAGAAGGCAAATACCTCGGTGACTATCTTCGCTTTAAAATGAAACGTGAACAAAAACGTTTCTGGGCAGGAGACAACATTAGCGAATATCTTAATGAAGGTGACAAAGAACGATTAATCGATGAAGCCGCAGAAGCATTTGAAACGGTGCTTGATAGATTGCTTATTGATCGTGAGAACGATCCTAATAGTAAAGGCACGGCCCGACGTCTGGCCAAGATGTACTTTAATGAAATTATGGGAGGTCGTTATGACCCAGCACCAGATGCAACAGCGTTTCCCAACGACTCGCAGGACCGTTATGAAGGCATGCTGGTTGTTCGTAGTGAGCTTCGCAGTATGTGTAGCCATCATCACCAGCCCGTTAGTGGCGTTGCTTATATTGGTATTATTGCTGCCAGTAAACTTATTGGCCTTAGCAAATACACACGCATCGCACAGTGGTGTGCCCGCAGAGGTACTCTCCAGGAGGAACTTTGTAATGACATTGCTAGGGAGATACAAAAAGCCACAGGAGCCGAAGACCTAGGTGTCTATATCCAGGCTACACACGGATGCTGTGAGAATCGCGGCATCATGGCACACAGTTCACTGACACAGACCACTGTGTTAAAAGGTCGCTTCATTGATGATCAGAGTACCAAGAAAGAGTTCTTTGACAACATCAAGATGCAACAGGAATTTGCACCACGTTAAGGAGAACACTATGTCACAACTAAGCAAACTAGCAAAAGTAAATGAATCAATTACCATTAATCGTTACGACAACGGCTGGATGGTGGAGATTGGCGGTCGTAATAAAAAAGACGACTGGAGTAACACCAAGACAGTATGTAATACAGAAGCTGAAGTGTTGGACCTGGTTAAAGAATACAACACGATCCCATTAGCTGACTAAGGTTCATCATGGCAACACGCAAAAAGAAATTAGAGAATGTGCCAGCTAATGGTTGGCCCATTATTAATCAAGGCACTCATCTTACTGTGAAAACATTTGAAGATGGGCACACAGAGCTAGTATGGGACGATGACCAACTGTTAAAAGAAGTTCAAGAAGCTATTGCGGCTTATGAGCTTGACCAACTGAAGCCAGCAGTACGTGCTAAAGTGGGAAATAAGGCTAAGAAAAAATGAAGAAGCTATACTACAACTGGACTAATGTGCAAGGTGCAGTGCTCAACATCGCTCGTGATCTACAAAAAGACAACTGGCGCCCTGACTACATCGTGGGTCTGACTCGTGGTGGGCTGGTGCCTGCTGTCATGCTGAGTCAGTATCTAGAAGTACCCATGCATGCCTTAAAGGTCAGTCTACGTGACGATGGTGACACTGAAAGTAACACCTGGATGGCAGAAGATGCGTATGGATATAATGGGGAAGTTGGTCAGGCAGCCGCCAAGAACATCTTGGTAGTGGACGACATCAACGACTCTGGGGCAACTATTGCCTGGATCAAACAGGATTGGCGAGCCAGTTGTTTGCCCAACGATGCACGTTGGGATCATGTGTGGGGTCAGAACGTGCGCTTTGCAGTGCTGACAAATAACCAAGCCAGTGATGAAATTGTGGACTACTGTGCTTGGGAAGTGAACAAAGGTGAAGAAGACTGCTGGTTGGTTTTCCCCTGGGAGGAGTTTTGGTACAATGGCAACTGATTTAGAAAAGGCATTACATGACAAACGAGCACCCTGGACAGAGATCGAATATCGAACACGAGATTATTGGGCGTTTAGGGATATCTATGCGGTTACCGAAGGGCATCTGTTATTTGTGCCTACCACAGAAGACTTTGATGGAATTATGGAATGCTACCGAGCCGCCTACAAGTTTGGATTTGACGGCGTACAAAGTGGAAAATGGGATGCGTTTAACGTCGGACAAAACTGCGGCCAGGCTGCTGGCCAAACAGTGATGTATCCACACATCCACATGATACCACGACGCACAGGTGACATGTCTGATCCACGTGGTGGCGTTCGTCACGTTATACCCGAACGCGGCAACTATAAACTATGGAAGTAGGACATGCAGGTTGGTTGACTGTTGAGCTGACCACTGACACTACTTCTAGAGTCCAACTGGACTTTACTGAGCAGAGTATTCGGTCCATGCCATTCCAGGCAGCGGCTGACTACACTGCTCAAGTCATTGCGGCAAAATACAACAATCTACATCTGGGTCTTAGTGGTGGACTGGACAGCGAATTCGTTGCCGCAGTATTACTACGCAATCAGATACCATTCACTCCAGTCATATTTGATTATGGAATGAACAGTGCCGAACTATGGTATGCCAAAGAGTTCTGTCGTCGGCACAATCTCAAGCCCCAAGTGACACAAATGGATCTGAGAGACATGTTGGCATTATACCGACAGTGTTCTCTAGAACTGGGCTTTCTAGAAAGTTTTGAAATCAATGTGGTTAGTGTGGCGTTGCCATTGTTATATCCTGATGCACATTTTATAACTGGCTATGGTGAACTATTGAGCAGTGCTAGTGATACATTAACTGGTAGCGAATATATTCCACGAGTGCTAGAAGCCATGCCACACGACTGGTTCCTGGAAGTGTATAGTAAACAGTCACATCCTGGTGCGTTTTTCAGTTACACACCTGAGCTGATGTATTCGTTTATCAACTCTATCAACTTTGACACCAACCTACAAACTGCCAAGTCCAGTCTGTATAACGTGCCTAATAGACCTAAAATTGCAGCCAGTTTCTGGCATCACCGATATGGTGATGACCAGGCTGACACTATCTACAGCCGCATCATTCGCAGTGTTCATCGAGAAGAAATACCGCTGACGCTGGATTATGATGACTTTAAACATAAGTTTATCATTGACTCTCAGTGATAAATAGTTTATACTTTCAACTACAGCGGCCTTTCACGTACATTCACCCCGCTATACAAATTCTGCATGTCGTCAAACTTGCTACTTTTTAAAGGAGACTAGAGATGGCAAAATCCTCAACAGCTGATTTAATCAGACACTTGGAAGACAATCTTCCGTATTACGGTCCTGTTAATTACAAATACACCAGCACTAAAGAATATGTGGACGCATTTCCCTGCGCCTATCGTCAATGGCGTGCTGATAGTCATTGCAACTTAAATCACGGTTACTCATTCAGCATGAAGTTCTATTTTGGGACTAATGATCTGGATGCACGTAACTGGGCTGCCGACTACGGCGGTCTAAAAGAACTTAAACAGATTCTGGAGTCACAGTTTGATCACACCACACTGGTGGCAGCTGATGATCCTGAACTGGAGTTTTACAAAGAAATGGAACGCCGCAACTTGGCCAAGCTGACTATTTTGCCAGCACTAGGCTGCGAGGCGCTGGCTGACATGTTATACAAATTTGTAAACGGCGTTTATATTCCTGACAACTGGGGTCCTGGAGAAGCAGAACGTTTGTGGTGCTATCGTGTGGAAGTTCGCGAAACACAAGCCAACATGGCTTTCCGCGAAGGTCACCGCGAGTGGAAGGAAGACCTGTTTGCATGATTAATAAAGAATGGTTAGATAAAGTTGTACTCAGTGCCACCCTATACAACAATCAAAGACTTCATACTGATTTTCAAGAAGATGAGATTTTAAAGTTTGTTGAATGGATGCATCAACAATATGGTATTGCTTACGAAAAACCAAAAGCAACTCATATAAACACTCCAGAGAAATTACAACAACTAAAGGATCAAAATGAAAAAACGTAACTATACTCAAGAAGATGTACGTAAGCTACAAGGCTCACTACAAATTGAACATACTCTAGCCAAACGTGGCGCATACAAATTGCGTGAATTGCTGGCAAATGAACCATTCGTCGCCACCCTGGGTGCATATAATGGACAGACCGCAGTGCAACATGCCAAGGCTGGATTAAAGGCAATCTACTTGTCAGGCTGGCAAGTGGCTGCTGCCAACAACACAGCCAACACCACCTACCCAGACCAGTCGCTATATCCAGTGGACTCAGTGCCTCGTGTGGTCAAAGGTATCAACAATGCTTTCCGCCGTGCTGACCAGATTGAAACACTGGAAGGCAATGCGACTACAGATTATTTCTTGCCCATTGTGGCCGATGCAGAAGCTGGCTTTGGTGGTGCGTTGAACGCATACGAACTAATGACGGCCATGATTGAAGCAGGTGCCGCAGGCGTACACTTTGAAGACCAGTTGGCGTCAGAAAAGAAATGCGGTCACTTGGGTGGCAAGGTACTAGTGCCCACAAGCCAGATGATTCGCACACTAAATGCCGCACGTCTAGCGGCAGATGTTGCTGGTGTTGATACTGTTATCATGGCACGTACTGATGCAGAAGCCGCAACACTGATTACATCAGACCATGATCCATTGGATAAGGAATTTATCATTAATGAACGCACTGAAGAAGGCTTTTACAAATTTAAAAATGGTATTGATGCTTGTATTAGCAGAGGTCTTGCTTATGCCCCTTACGCTGATCTCCTTTGGTTTGAGACTTCGACTCCTGATCTCGTACAAGCTAGAAAGTTCGCCGATGCTATCCACGCACAGTACCCTGATCAAATGCTTGCTTATAATTGTAGTCCTAGTTTTAATTGGCGTAAGCATCTGACTCGTGAAGAATGTGTGGCATTCCAATCAGAGCTGGGCAAGATGGGTTACAAGTTCCAGTTCATTACACTGGCTGGTTTCCACAGTCTAAACTTAGCATCATTCAGTCTAGCAAAAGCATACGCAGAAGAAGGTATGGGTGCATACTCAGATCTTCAACAACTGGAATTCGCCACAGGTGCTGACAGCAAGTTTACTACTGTTCGTCATCAGCGTGAAGCTGGTGTCCCATACTTTGATGCTATTAGCGTGGCAGTTGGTGCTACATCAACGGCAGCTATGGCTCATTCTACTGAGCATGATCAGTTCTAAAATTATCTTAACTAAAAGGAGAAACTATGTTAGATAAAATCTTCGCCGGTGTAGACCGTGCATTAGCGTATAAATTGATGTTGGCACACATCATTATTATTGCAATCAGCAATTACATTGTTCAATTTAAGATTGATATTGGTGGACACCCACTGTCCATTGCGGCCTTTACATTCCCATTGGTAGTTGTACTGACTGACCTGACTGTGCGTTTGATCGGTAAAGAGACTGGCCGTGCAGTAATTGGCCTGGCATTTATCCCAGCTATCATTGTCAGTATCCTGATAGTGTTGGCAGGTGGTGCTCCCGAGTCTGTTGCGTTCCGCATCGGCCTAGGATCAGGCATTGCTTACTTTGTCAGTAACCTGTTGGACGTCTATGTGTTCCAGTATTTCCGTGAGAAGTACACTGGCACCTGGTACATTGCACCCACACTGAGTGCTATTGTGTCCACATTCTTTGACACTTACACATTCTTCTTTACAGCGTTTGCTGGTGGTGCTGATCCATTCATGTCAGAAAACTGGCACATTGTGGCTACCAACAACAGCATCAGTAAAATCATTGTCAGCTTGGTGGTAATTTTGCCAGCTTATGGTATGTTGCTGAACTATCTGACCAAGAAGGTCGATGCTGAAAAGGCTGCGTAATATTTGGAGACTCTGGGCCAAGGCCCTGGGTGAAAAGTCGGGTGATACGGATCAGGAATCTGACCGTATTGCCTACATTAGAACTGCCATTGTGTTATCCTACATAGTGACTAATTGTTTTATTGTAGCAGGCGTTATAAGGCACTGGTAAATGAGCTCAGATCAACCAAATACAAAAGAATTCATACTAAAATGGCTGGCAAATATTGTAATTGTGGCTGCCGCGGTTGCCACAGCATTTGACATCCACCCCTGGAATAAAGTATTATTCCTATTAGGCAGTCTATTATGGACTGTGGTCGGCATCATGTGGAGACAGCCCAGTTTGTGGACGCTGAACGCATTTTGCGCTATATTATACATCATAGGTTTAAGTAAATGAAAATCAAAGTAAGCGAACTATTCTACAGTCTACAAGGTGAAGGTAGATTTGTGGGTGTGCCCAGTGTGTTTTTACGCACATTTGGATGCAACTTCACATGCAGTGGCTTTGGCTGTGCGCCTGGTGAAAAGAGCACTGAAGCGGACGACATTGCCAAGAACATTGAACTATACAAGAGCATTGCAGATGTGCCACTGGCCAAGACCGGCTGTGACAGTTTTATCAGCTGGCATCCAGCATACAAGGATCTAAGCCCCACATATGAAAATCCCGACCTGGTCAAGATGATGTTGGACCTGGTTCCAGAAAACAATTGGCTACAGAGCAACGGCAACGATGTGCATCTGGTTGTCACAGGCGGAGAGCCACTACTGGGCTGGCAACGTGCTTATGCTGAATTGCTGGAATTGCCTGGCATGATCAATCTCAAGAACCTGACATTTGAAACCAATGGCACACAGGATCTACAGGAAAAGTTTTCCGAATACATCTTTAACCGCTGGACTAAACCTGGCAAGCGAAACGAGCTGACATTTAGCGTCAGTGCCAAACTGTCAGCATCGGGTGAGAAGTGGGAAGAAGCCATCCGTCCTGACGTTGTAGTGGACTACCAGAGCTACGGACACACATACCTAAAGTTTGTGGTCGAGACTGATGAACACTTTACAGAAGTAGATCAGGCAGTTAGCGAGTATCGCGCCGCTGGATTCTATGGCCCAGTGTTTGTCATGCCCATTGGCGGTACTGTGGAAAGTTATGATAATAATCGTGTGCGTGTTGCTGACTGGGCACTGCGACGTGGTTACAACTATAGCCCACGTCTACATGTGGACATTTGGAAGAACGGATGGGCCAAGTGATGACAACTGACCAACTACTACTGGCCACTGTCATTTCAGTATTTTTAATAGGCATCACTTATCATTTTTCTGGATGGGACAAAATTCGCGAATGCTATTCCATGTGGCTCACTCGAGAATACTGGACCAACTATAACATAGTGGAATTTCTCAGCTGGTTTGCCAAAGCCATTATTATCATTCCTGGTTTAATTTTTGGCATTCAGATTTGGCAGTTGTATTTTCTAACACTGGCCACCAGTCTTACATTAATCTGGGCCAGTAACAAGAAACTGTTGCCCACGCTGGTGGCATTTAACACCATGTGGGCCTGGTTGAGTTTGATGGTTATTGCACAAAAGGTAGTATAATGGGAATTTTCGATCGCTTTACAAAAAAGAAGGAACCTGAGGTCAAGGCACCGCCTAAAAAGACACCAGCCAAGAAGACTGAAAAAGAAATCGCTACTGAGAACAATGAACCATATGTTCAGGTGTTGCGTATGGATCTTAATCCTGACAATCCGTCTGAGGGCAGTTTTGAACTGGACTGGAATGATAAGTTCATTACCAATCTCATGCGTATGGGTTACGAAGGCAAGACACAGGAAGACATGGTGGACAGATGGTTTCAGGACGTCTGCCGCAATATTGTTCTTGAAACATATCAGCAGGAACAGGCAGATCCTGATACCCGCAAACTTAATAAACGTGATTTAGGCAACGGCAGAACTGAGGTTAGTTAAATGTTTAGTGATATAAAGTTGTACCAGCCTGATTTCTATATCGAGTGCTACAAGTACAATACCGCAGGTGCCGTCTATCAGCAGTTCCGTGATAATGGCATTGTGAAAGCCTATGTGTATGGTATGGTATTCAAACGCAGTCCCATACTGTATGACTTTCTCAAAGTGGGGCTCAGTTGTCCTGAACTGGCTGACCGAGAACATCAGGTGGGCGAGCGTGTGGTTCGACAAGTGGCCTGGGTGCCTGGATGGGACTCAGAAGTCTCCAGCCCCAGTGGATTTGACTTGTGGAATGGCATACAACGACTGATCAAAGAAGAACGATTGCCCAGTAATTTCAATAAGAATCATCTGGGGGTGGCAGTCTGGGACATCACACATCGGGTGTATACACAAGCTGACGACCTCTATATTGAAGGTGAAATGGAAGCTACCAAATGGGCCGAAGGGCATCTGGCCCAACAGTATTTCGAAATGAATGGTCAGTTGCCGCCACTCAATCACCAGAACCCAGCCAATAGCAAAAGCTATAAAAAGGGTTACATTAGTAAAACTTCTTTTAACAATTTGTTTGACGACAATCAATCTGAATAAAGCAGTTGACAAGGCATTTTAAATATGCTACTATTACAACATGGCTAAATTTTTACTTATCGACACTGCGAACATGTTCTACCGCGCTAGGCATGTGTCGCATCAACGAGCTGACAGTTGGGATAAACTGGGCTTTGCTATACACACCACACTGAACTCTATCGCCAAGAGCTGGCGCATGGAGAAAGCAGACCATGTGGTATTCTGCTTGGAGGGTAGAAGCTGGCGCAAGGACTTTTATCCGCCCTACAAAGCCAACCGCAAAGTGGCACGTCAGGCTATGACTGAAACACAAGCAGAAGAAGATAAATTGTTTTGGGAAACCTTTGATGAACTAAGCCAGTTCCTTAAGGAAAAAACCAACTGCACTGTGCTACAACATCCTGAGCTGGAAGCTGACGATCTGATTGCTGGCTGGATCCAGAGTCATCCTGAAGATCACCACTGCATCGTCAGCACTGACACTGATTACGTGCAACTTTTGACAGACAATGTGAATCAGTACAATGGTGTAAGTGGCGAGCTGTTGACTGTGAAAGGCATCTTTAATGACAAAGGCAACCCTGTAAAGGACAAGGCCACTGGCGAAGCCAAAGCCATTCCTGACCCCAAGTGGTTGTTGTTTGAGAAGTGTATTCGTGGTGACAGCAGTGACAACGTCTTTAGTGCATATCCTGGTGTCCGTACTAAAGGCACTAAAAACAAAGTGGGTCTTATAGAAGCGTTTGACGATCGTGATAAAAAAGGATATTCTTGGAACAATCTCATGTTGCAACGCTGGACCGACCACGAAGAAGTGGAACACAAAGTGATTGACGATTACACTCGCAATGTTACACTGATTGATCTCACTGCACAACCTGACAACATTAAAGCTAAGATTGCTGAGACTATTGCCAGCGGTAGTGTGGTAAAACAAGTACCACAAGTGGGCAGTAAATTTTTAAAGTTCTGTGGCAAGTACGAGTTGACCAAGATTAGTGAACAACCACAGACTTATGCTGATTTTCTAACTGCAACTTATCCAGGATAACGCTATGACTGAAGAACACGAGCAATATCTCAAAACAGTGTACCCCAAGATGTTTGCCGATGATGGTGGTTGGGGGCCCTACTGTAATGATGGTTGGTTTGATCTAATCAATACATTGTGTCGTTCAATTCAAGCACATACTGATTGGAAGCCCGAGTGTCCGCCAGTCACTGTGGCACAAATAAAAGAGAAATTTGGCACTCTGCGTTTCTATTACGATGGTGGAGACGAGTATGTGGCTGGCGCAGTGGCACTGGCTGAAAGTCTATCGGGCATCATCTGTGAAGATTGCGGAGTACCTGGTGCTATTGATCAGAGCGAACGCTGGGTCAAGGTGTTGTGTGAAGGATGTCGTACAGACCGACAAGAAGCAAAACGTGAACGCGAGCGTGAGCTGGCAGAACTTAAAGAAAGAGGCAAAACTAAACCATGATTACCATCAAAGACTATATGGAAGCAGTCAACTATCGTGTGACTGGCGGCAGTGAGTATCAGTGGGCAGTGTTTGGCCCACATGCTCGGTATATGGATTGCGATCTATACCGAGACGGGCACGAACCTTATGCCAGCGTTAACATGATATTTGACACAAAAAATCAGACAGTTTATCAAATGGAGGCCTGGGATTATGACAAGAACCGTACTTATCGTTGGACTCATCCTGACTATCTGGATGATTACCAAGCAGAGTGCGAACGCCGCGGTGTGGACATTAAAGTCGCAAGTGATGACCAGCAGTATGTAGATCTCGAGGTTGCAGGTGACATGATTGAAAAAGCCACTGCCATTGCTAACAATGAAGAATATGATGACCGTTTCCAAGTGGAACTGACACTGGCCGACGATCAGGTGTTCCAACTGATGCAGATGGCACACGAGCGTGACATCACATTCAATCAGATGTGCGAAAGCCTTTTGCGTGAGTTCATTGACCAACAAAAAATGATGAGAGAATGGACGTGAACATGCTAGCCAAACCAGTGATCAAGAACAAGTTCTACATTGTGGAACAGGATGGAGAAAAGGTCGCTACGATCCAGATCAATCCTGACAGCGTGGTACTTGTTCATAACCAACAACGTGAACGGTTCGCCAGTATTAAAAATCTGCAGGACAAGCACAACATTGTGTTTGACAAGGCCGCTCGCAAAAAGGACAAAGCTAAAGACACAGAAGGCAACGAAGTGTATGGCTACCCCTGCTCTAACAAGCCGCACAATGAGCTGTATGACGTGCAGAAAAAACTGCCGTTGTACAGTAAAAATGCCAAAAGCAAGAGTAAATACTGTGCGGGCTATTATGTAATCCAATTCCAGAATGCCTGGCTCAAGAGTTACTGTCCCAAGTTTATTACCCTGCAACGCTATCCCTATCACGGTCCATACAAGACCAAACTGGAGATGCAGGAGCAGTTGAAAAAATTAAACAATGACTGAAATACAACTGTTGTTGAATCAGGAGGCATTGTTGAGCAACACTGGGCTTGGCGATTCTGTCGAACGCCAAGAGTTGCACACAATGATTCGACTCATGCGTACAGATCAACCACCATGCTTTGGGGAAGACGACTGTAGCACAATCATGCTATCACGTTGTCCCTGGCGCATGGATTGCGGAGGAAATTAAATGAATAAAGTGTTAGAAGAAATTAGTTTACAAGCAGGTGGAAGTCACTACCCCACAATTAACCCGCTGATGCAGGAAGCATTTGCGCGAATGATCATTGCCAAGTGCGTGGATATCGTTAAAGAAACTGGCACACACTGCGCCCACACTACCTTTGATTTAAGTATTGTGGACTGCACTCGTGAACAGATTGCAACAGCCATTTGCAAACATTTCCAAGTACTACCACACGACATTCTAAATGTACACAATAGAAAATCAGAATAAAGTTCGCACTGTGCGACAGGGCGATGCTGACTTCAAGATTACAGACGGCATGGTCGTCTATCCACGAGCTATGTTGCATGTGACACCAGAGTGCCCACGTAACATTGCAGAAATGATTTCGTTAGCTAGCAAGAACGGTTGGCTCAAATGTGTAGCAAATATGTACGACAGTGAACGTATGTGGGAGGTGTTAAATGACAGATGAATACAAACGAGTGATTGAACGAGCACGTAACTTGCAGGAATTTGAAGTGCAAGTGACAGTGCCTAGTGTTTTTAAATTTGATGGCTCTGTGCCCTACGATATGGAGATTGTGGGCACACAGGCATTTGTAAAGGTATTAGCTGAAACAGTGGAAGAAGCCACTGCACAAGCACAAGATTATTTTAACTCGAGAACAATAGACAATGAGTAACACAACAGACCAAGCAATCGCAGAATTCCTAGCCAAGGGTGGCAAAATCCAATACGTTGACCGTGGTGTCAGCGGCAACCCTGGCGGGGTCACATTCAGCGCCTGGGGTGGTAGAAAGAAAGCGGCGGCACCTGCGCCGGTACTTGACCCAGTGGAAGAAGATAACGATGACGATGACGATATCGAAGGAGTCATTCCTGATGTCAGTTAAAGTGGGTGTCCATCTGGACAAGTTCAACAATCGTGTGAAAGTTCTGAATCAAACACAGAGCAAAAACATGACATTGACTGCTGATGAAGCTAGGAACTTGCAGACTGACATCTTTGATCTACTATCAGCTGTGGCCAGTATGGAAGTGGAATTACAACAACTACGTAACGCTGTGGCTGCCTCGGGAGCCACCTGGGACGGAGGCGGTTTTTAAAAACACCCAGTTTACAAGCTAAATATATCTATGAGTAGACCCAAACCAGAGATACTGCTACAGCATATCAACAAGAGCAATTACAAGAGTGATCAAATCCTGAGCTCAGAAGGCATCTGGAGTGTGTTCTACGACGGTAAACCCATTAACTTAAAGAGCCAGAATCTACTGGTCGCATACCCTGGTCCCAAGTACAAGAAGACCAGTTTCAGCAATCCTGGCCATGCCAAGAACCTTGCTAAAAAACTCAATGTACTTTTTAAAACAGACAAATTCACTGTTGTTCTGTTAACACAAGGTGTCCAAATCTATCCATAAGCGACTGGAGTACACCAGAGCACTAGTTGCAGACAGTCAGCTAGCGGACCGCGATTTAACCAGTTCAGATATGTTCAACATCTGGCAAAATGTGTCAGGTGGGTTTCGTCTCACTCACGAAGGCATAGACACGTTAACCAAACTGTATCTGTTGCCCTTTTACGAAGTCAAATTCCAAGACATGAATTCAGTCTGGACCAGTGGTGAGCTGGTGCGCCTGGATCAGTGTTGCCCATGCCCCTACTACATACGCAACACTGTCAGTGGTATTGGGCGACTGATTGTGCTAGATCGTGAACTGGCAACTATGGGAGTGTTGTATGGAAACCACACTCTATTTTTAGAGTACTTGACGCGACTGCGGGCCTAGTATATAATAGTCACATGTTTTCCAGTAATGCTCTAGCTTGCAAAATGTAATACTAGAGTATTACAAAAATTCTGGTTGACATGCACCGCAACCTAATGTATAATTCAACCCTAACCCAACTGCAAAGGAACTCAAAGTGAGTGATACCCGTAAAGTAACCAGCCGCGAAGCTCGCGCCGGCATCCTGCAATGTTTCAACAAAAAGCGTCCCCTCTTTCTCTGGGGGCCTCCTGGTATTGGTAAGTCAGAACTAATTGCTGGCATTACTAATGATCTAGGCGGTCACATGATTGACTTGCGCCTAGCACAAATGGAACCCACTGACATTCGTGGTATTCCCTACTTCAACAAAGATCGTGCTGTGATGGACTGGGCTCCTCCCATCGACTTGCCCGATGCTGAAATGGCATCTAAATATCCCATCATCGTCCTGTTCTTGGACGAAATGAACTCGGCCGCACCTGCCGTGCAAGCCACTGCCTATCAGTTGGTGCTGAACCGTCGCGTGGGCAAATATGTATTGCCTGATAATGTGGTCATTGTGGCCGCTGGTAACCGTGAAAGCGACAAGGGTGTTACCTATCGTATGCCTGCTCCGCTGGCCAACCGTTTTGTCCACTTGGAAATGCGTGTGGACTACGAAAGCTGGGAAGCCTGGGCGGTGGAGAACCGTGTCCACAAGGACGTGGTGGGTTACATCGGCTTTGCCAAAGGCGATCTGTACGACTTTGATCCCAAGTCAGCCACCCGTTCGTTTGCCACTCCCCGCTCATGGAGTTTCGTGAGCGAGTTGCTGGACGACAACATGAGCGAGTCCACTCTCACTGACCTGATTGCAGGTACTGTGGGCGAAGGTCTTGCACTCAAGTTCATGGCACACCGCAAGGTTGCTGGTCAGATGCCCAAGCCTTCAGACATTCTGGACGGCAAGGTTACCGAACTCAAAGTGAAAGAAATTTCCGCCATGTACTCACTTACTGTGAACATGTGCTATGAGTTGCGTGACAATTATGCTAAAATTGTGGACGGCAAGAACGATGACTGGCACAAGCAGGCAGACAACTTCTTCCAGTTCATGATGAACAACTTCACTACTGAGCTGGTTGTAATGGGTGCTCGTGTTGCTCTTACAGTCTACAACCTGCCGTTCGTACCACAGAAGTTGAAGACTTTTGCGGAATTCCACAAGCGTTTCGGCAAGTACATCATGGCCGCGGCCTAATAGGTAGAATATGGCAACATCAACAACCACTGCAAACAAGCCTAAAAAGGGCTTGAACATTCAGGTGCCAACTGTCACTAACCCGGCAGTGGACGCCCGAGTGCGCGATAAACTGATCACTGCTCGGGTGGGCTTGTTGTTGCGTCATCCGTTTTTCGGTAACATGGCATCTCGTCTGGAACTGATCAACGGTGACGAATGGCTGGCCACTGCCGCTACTGATGGTCGTCGTTTCTACTACAACAGTGTGTTCGTGGACTCACTGACTGCCAAGCAGACCGAGTTCTTGTTTGGCCACGAAGTGTTACACAATGTCTACGATCACATGGGGCGTCGTGGTGAGCGCGACCCACGGTTGTGGAACATTGCTGACGACTATTGCGTGAACGCAGACCTGTTGGATCAGCGTATTGGTGACAAGATCACGCAAGTGGACATCTTGTATGATCCCAAGTACCGCGGCATGAGTGCTGAAGAAGTGTACGACAAACTGTATGAAAATGCAGAAAAAATCGACATTACTCAGTTGCTGGAAGGCCTGCTGGACGAGCACTTGGATGACGAAGACGGTGATGGCGAGGGTGACGAAGACAAGGAAGGCAAAGGCGGCCGTCCTAAACTGAGCGCTGAAGAAAAGAAGCAGATCCGTGATGAACTCAAGGAAGCTGTACTCAATGCGGCCAATGCTGTGGGTGCTGGCAGTTTGCCTGCAGGTATCCGTCGTATGATCCAGGATCTCACTGTCAGCCGTATGAACTGGCGCGAACTGCTTCGTCAACAAATTGAAAGCACCATCAAGTCTGACTACAGTTGGATGCGAGCAAGCCGTAAAGGCTGGCACATGGATGCAATCATGCCTGGTATGAAGCCAGGTGAACAGATTGACGTTTGTATTGCACTGGACATGTCAGGTTCCATTGGCACTAAAGAAATTAAAGAAATGATTTCTGAAGTCAAAGGCATCATGGAACAGTATGAAGAATACCGTATCCATCTCTGGACTTTTGACACCAGTGTGTACAATCCGCAAGTGTTTACCAGCGACAACCTGGAAGACATCCTGAACTACCAGCCAGAAGGTGGTGGTGGCACCAGCTTCGAGTGTAACTGGGAATTCATGAAGGACCAGGGCATTGAGCCTAAAAAGTTCATCATGTTTACTGACGGGTATCCTGGCGATGGCTGGGGCGATGAGTTGTATTGCGATACGGTGTTTATCATCCACGGCAGTACTACTATTGAACCGCCATTTGGAGTTCACGCATACTACGATGCTAAAGCCAAGTAAAATTGGTCAACATAACGAACCCGCCTGGTGCGGGTTCTTTTTACGGAACAACTGAAGTGTGGAGATCTGGTGAAATTAACCCGTTGAATGTTTTCGGCCTGCGCCGAATGGATTTCCTACCATTGCATTTTACACCAGTGTATTTTGATATCAGGACTGATGAAAAACGTCTGACCGACTGGATATACGAACATCTGTCTGGACGTTTCTTCTTCGACAAACGTTACTATAAAAATGAAACTGGTACGCATCTGGGCATGTGTGCGGCATTTGAAGTACCAGAAGAAGCCAGTTTCTTTGCGTTAAACCTCAGTAGTGTTAATCAGTTTGAACTTATCTAAGCGATAAAAAATATTCAGCTGGCTCTGCTAAATTAAATACTACTAGTTATTAAGAGGTATATCGTATGGA